TCGTGGGATCCCGCTCGTGAGAAAACTTGCAAGTAATGTTCAGATTGGTGCTGGTTCTCATTTCGGTTCAAATATTATTAATCCTTCACAGTACACTTGGGACCCGATGGTTGGTGTTCAGGCACAACATGGTGATCCTGGTATGGCTACTGCGGCCGATGGTGGCACGGCAAGTCCTTTGGAACCTGCTTACGATGCTGGCCCCGACCCCGATAATTACGATATGGCTCCTGATGCACAGAATAATGTGATGGAGATGTTCACTTCTGGTTGGGATAGACTTGGATGGCTTGATACTTCACAGAGGACATGGAGCCCTTTCAATACTAATAGTCGTACGAATTCTACAAGTGATGTTACGCTTACTCCTGGAGATATTTCTCTTAGTCAACGTGAAATGCTTACAAGACTTCCAAAGATTTTCACTTACATTGCGATACTTCCTCCTTCCTATAAACAGGAAATGTATTTCCGTCTAGTGATCAGTCATGAATTTGGCTTTAAGGATTTCAGGTCTGCAAATATGCCTTGGGATGGTGCGTTTGAAATGCCTGTGACGATTTCTCCGATCCGTGATGCTGGCGTTGCTCCTGTTGCTGCCAAGTCACTCTCTGTAGAGGCCGATTCTGGTCAGGTTAAGCTTACCTCTGTAGGTGTCAACTAATGAAACTATTGGATCTGTTGGTTTCTGTGAAGGACTGGTTGAAAGTGAAACTTCGGATAGAGTGGTGAGTCATCTTCTACCCGGGGGCATGGGGGGCGGAGCTCCCCCCTATTCCCTATAAACTCTTTACCCCCTAAAGGGGGTAAACTTTCTTAGTATTACGATAGAAAGTTACCCCTCCTCATATATTACCCATCTGTCGGCGGATAGCTTTCCGACCTTTGGCCTGTCGTTAGACATGACCAATACTTTTACTCCTCTTATGTTGCGCATGTTTGCGCTGTATCTGGGATCGTACACTAATCCATCTTTGATGGTTTCGATCACTGTGTATAACGGTTCTGACCATGACCACGATCTCGGGATGTCGATCACGATCAATCCTTCGCCTTTGTAGGCGGAGTGTACCCATTGGATGATTTCTTTGGGGGTCCCCATTGTCGGGGGTACGTAACATGCTTTGCCTGTTTCCCACAAGTGGCCTACGAGCCACGATTTGCCCTGTTTACCTGCTTTGTCATACCAGACCATTACCTGCCTGTCGTTTTGCCCTTCTAGGGCCTTTAGAACGCGTTTTTGATTATCTCTCACTTTACCAAACCTCATAGATCTAATTGCGATCGTATCTTCCGATCCCCAATATTTTCCTTCTTTTCTTTCATATTCCCATTTATCTTGTGCTTTCTCTACGTGCGCAGTAGGAATATATAATTTGACCCATTCGAAAAATTTGTCATTGCTTGTTTGCAATCTTATCTGCCAGTGCAAATATCCGCCTTTCCCTTCCTCTTTTGCGATCAACCATTTTTTACAATCGTTTTGTTCGATCATGATCATCAATGTACGTTTTGGTACATTTCTTGCGATCGTAAGCATATATGTTTCCATGCCTTTACATGGCGAAACTTATTTATAATCCCCATTGTATCTTTATGTACATCGGAGTACCAATTAGGGCAGCGGTGCAGCGTTCATTACTCCGAGAAGGTGTTTTTATGGCATATGGAAGAAGGCGTGGATATGGTGGATACAGAAGTTCAGGTTATGGGCGCAGGCGCTCCTACGGGGGCTACAGAAGGAGATACTGATGGCTGAATCTTGGTGGTGGTATCAGGTACCCCTGATTGGCACTGCCTTGCGTGCTCAGGATGATAAGCATTATTGGGAAGACTACTACAGAAACACTGGTTTCCGTCCTGCCTATCCTGGTCGTTCTTACAATTCCTATGGTACTCAGTTAGCTAATCAGGTGATCAATCCGATCAAAAATTCCTTAAAAAGGTGATAAAATGGCGACAAATTTCGTAAAAGCTAGTTACAACGAGATATACGATCTCAGTACTCAGGCCGGGGATGTTACAACTCTTAAGTTTCATGCTCCTCAGGGGACTCTTCCTCAACAGTACTTACGCGGGTTCTGGACACAATTTAAGAAGTATCGTTACTACGGCTCAAAAATAATGATGATCCCAGTTGCGACTCTTCCAGCTGACCCTTTGCAGATATCTTATGCTGCAGGTGAACCTACTATTGACCCTAGGGATATGGTTAATCCGATTCTTCATAAAATTTATCGTGGAGAAGCTCTCATTGATGATCTGTCGATGTCTCCTTATGGTGAATATTCTGGTGTTGACCAAAAAGTTTACAATTCGAGTACTGTTCCTACTGTCGGAGAAGAACAGTATTATGCTACTCTTCAGGATCCTTCATGGAAAAAGGCCCATGTTCAGCGTGGATTTAGATCTCGTGGGATCCCGCTCGTGAGAAAACTTGCAAGTAATGTTCAGATTGGTGCTGGTTCTCATTTCGGTTCAAATATTATTAATCCTTCACAGTACACTTGGGACCCGATGGTTGGTGTTCAG